AGAACCAAGGAGGGTCATGGGTATCGGTGGGCTATCAAAAAGCCTACCCCCCTTACTATAATTACACATACGACACAGACATTGTAAGTTTAAGTCACTATCATCTCCACCAAGTTTACGAGGGATGATGTGATCTACTGTATCACCTTCTTGTCCACACCTTTGGCATGTTCTCTGGTCTCTACGCAATATGCGTTCCCTTATCTTGCGCCATTGATAAGTGCCACCCTTACTACCTAATGCACTCTTCTTCAATGCCAGCCCTTAGCCTTCCAATGCAACCACGCTTTACACATTGATCCATAACGACTTAAATTATATTCCATACCCCATTGAACCTGCTCTATGGGAGTAGCTGTTAATAGATAAATACTCTTGCCTTGTGGTATGCCTGTTGCTCCACTACTAGGGTTATATGCATTGTAATTCCATGCTGATTCTTTACCATAGAGAGATACTAAACATTTATATTCTTTTAGATCATTCAATGAATAGTAAGCATATTGTTTAGGTGTCATTTCTATATTGCTCATATTAGAGCTACCTGCATCAGGCATTATGCATAGAGCTATCCCAATAGCTACTAGCACCCCGCGACCTACCCGCCTCAGCGGGTCGCGGTGAGCCTTTGAGAGGCTCTGCGCCGTTAGCGTACCATATGTGTCAATGATGTGCATAACTCGTGTCCAATCTACGCTCATTGTGAAGTTTTGTGGCAGGTTATCCACAGGTGTTAATAACTAATTAATCCATTGAATATGCTTTACTTTGTTTCCTAATGAATAATTACACCTGGAACATGCAGCTACTAAATTGTCTATATTGTCAATTCCACCCTTGCTCATAGGTATTACATGATCTACAGTATTAGCTTCATCTCCGCAATATGCACACATATAATCATGCATCTTAAGTATAATTGCTCTGCGCTTACGCCATAAATTAGAACTGCCTAGTCCATCTTGTAATGCAATTGGTCTAATACCTACAGTAACAGGATGAAAAACTCCTAATTTACATCTGTCACCTTTGTATTGAGCCCCTAATCTAGGCATCCTTGCCCCATCCAGTTCCCTTGAAGATTGCTCCTACTGGTGTGATTACTTTGACCATTGGCTCATTGCAATATGTGCATAAGACAGTGGGTTTATCGTGCCAGCCATGATGCAGCTCATTTTTTAATCCGCATCTTCCGCATTTGTAATCGTAGGCTGGCATGTAAAACATCTCCTAATCATCCATGATCCACAGCTGCATCTTTCCATGTCTGCATCCGTTGGTTCTTTGTCTAAGTGGCCGTATCGTAACTCTAATAAGGGAAGCAAGTCCTGGAGTCGGATAACGCAGGCATACTCCGCTGCATTTTCTCCCTGTCCATTCAAACGCAATACTGCAAAGCCTAATTCCCCCGAAATAGCTGTGCGTTTTGCTATTTGCTCCAAGACCTGCTTTGGTTGAAATCCTGCCCGTGCCTTGACCTCACAATCAAAAGGCACTGACTGAATATCTTTCCCCTTTCCGCGACCGACGGATGCATAAGGCCAGACCTTCCCCAAGTAATCTGCCACTATGCGTTCTGTCGCGAAACCTCTGTACTTCCTGTGCTGACTAGCCATTGACTGCTTTACACTTATTGCATGACCAAGTGCCAGCAACGACTACGCCTTCAACGATTCTTGCAGTGATCGTAATATCTGATGCCATAGTTGGCTCATTGCACAGCTGACAATTAACGGTATCAATCATCGGAACATCCTCCAATGCTACCCAGCCTTCAGGTGTATGAATCTCAGCGTATCCCATTATACCCTTGCCTTCTGTGGCTCCCATTTGCCACTGCTCGATATTACATACCAACGGGCTGGACAAGCTGGTATGCCACCAGTTTGAGATTTAGCTGGACACATAAATCCACCCCATTGCTTGCCATTCTTCTCACCAGTTTTCCATTCCATCGCACCATGATCACATGTCTCATGTGGTGATTGGATATTGATAACTTCTGCAATGACTGCTTGCTCCTTGAAAGATGTGTTCCAATAATCTACATCCACTGGTACAGGATTAGGTACAACCTGCAAAGCTGGATGATTAGGTGAATTAACCTGTGCCATATTCTGCTTAGTAGGCTTTTTCTGTGTCTCTAGCACTAGCGATAATGCGCGTCCGATTGCGCTGCTGCAAGTATCTTCGACATACCATTTACGCATGCCTGTGTTAAACGTAGCAGCATCACCGAAAGCATAATCAACGCCTGCAGGCAAAGTGTCAGTAGCGTTACGATAAATCTGCGCCGAAATAAGAACAATGCCTTTTTCTGGATTAAACTGTATGACATCTGTAACAATCCTTCCCTCTGGATAAGCCTTCTGGAAGCGCAGAACTCTAGCTGCGACATCTTCATAATCATCAAGGTTAAACATAAAGCTCATTCTCCTCTGTTGCTAATTGCCCCATTAGAGCAATATAAGCGGCTCCATCGATGTAGTTATCTGGCTTATCGACTGTGCCTGTTGTGGCTCTGGCGATTTTGATGAGTGCAAGAATTGCACAGACTTGATAGTCCTCGACTGGGTGCTGTAAGTATGCACTGATGAGCATTGCTGCGTGTTGCATATTGTCCGCTGGATGACCGTAATCGTTGAGACCACGATCTTGAATGATGTCGGTTGCACTTTGTAGAATCTCTTTATATTTCATTCTTCCCAGAACTCCTGTCGGTTGATGCCTCTGCCCCTATGCCAGCCATCGCGTAGTCCGCGATCATAGCCCTGTCTATAGGATGAGACTGACAATACTGCAAGGCTGATTAACGAGCCAATAATGCAGATAATGAATAGCTTGTCGTTGTTACTCATAACGCTCCCTTTCCAGCAATATCTTTGCTGTTGGGATTAGTGTGACATAGCCTCTAGGTTAATTCGCTGATATTTTGATAACGAATTGGTAACGATTCTTGGCTATCGAGATGCGTAAAGCTTTCCATATAAGGTGAAGCTGCCGTCTCTGTTGATAGGCACGAGCATGGGGCTGACCCTATCGCCATGCGTTTCAATGACCGCCACTGACATCTGCCAGTTAGCCGCTCCAGCCTTGAGATAAGAGGCTTTCTTCTTATCCATGACATTTCCTGCCTCCAAGCCCCAAAGTGTCCTGTATGAGCCTGCTATGCCCTCTGAGAAGGCACTAATGCCTGCCCTGTGAGTGTGACCACAGACAACAGACTTGCCGAACTTCTTAGCCAGCCCAAGAGCTGTCAGTCCAGCGTTTTGATTCATAGAGCCTTCATCGCCATGTACTAAGACCCAGCCTTTGTGGAACTCAAAGGGTTTCTTATGAAAGCGTATCCCCAAGCTTGCGAAATCCATAAAACGGGAGTACTCAAGCTCTGGTAGTCCAATGAGGCTAGGAGCTCCTCTAACGAGAGTGTGGTATAGACGATCTGTGTGGTTGGATCTAGTGATGTCGGTAGTGCCGAGATTCCAAAGGATGTCTTGAGCCAGACTTCTATCGGCATCTAATTGACCTTCGTACTCTAGGTGTGTGCCTTTAGCCCACTTGGATTGTGACTGCATATCAAGCTCATCGCCTGTATTGAGAATGAGGTCAAACTTCTCTCGTCTGACTAGCTTGATTAGATTCTTAACAGCTTGCTCATGGTGATATGGGATTTGTAAATCCGAGATAACCAAGTATCTGCGTTTAATCATCATCCTCATCTTCGTAGTTGCCGAACTTCTCTGGATCGACAGGATTAGGCAATATCCAAGCAGGGTAAGATTGAGGCTCAGTAATCATAAACATGGCTACATCTTCTTTGAAGCCTGCTCGTTTAAGACTCATGAAATACTCATAAAGTCCAATGCAATAAGCATCGAGAGCTGAGTAGCCTTGTTCTTCTAACGCCTTAGTTGCTTTTCTTGCCATAGCAGAATGTTACCTGTCTAGTAAGATGTTGTAGATTTCATCGACTCGCGTGTTGAGTCTTTTAATCTCAGACAACAGATGAGTAATGACATACCCAGACAGGCCACCGACTATTGCCAGAGTGGATATGTAGAGCGTAAAGAAATCAGACTGTGTCATTTTTTAGGGGTCGCATATCCGAACACACCAGAGAGCACCGCGAATAGGATTGCGCGATAGTCTAGAGTGAAGTTACTTGCCGACCAAGCGGCTAAAAATGCTCCTGCTGCTAGGACTATTGGATTCTTCATCTTGCTCCTTAGGGTAGATTGGTGAAATAAATGTGTCTGATTCTTCATCGTATAGATCGCCTATAGCTGCGTACTTGCCACGGATGTTGCCATTGTAAGAAGTGCGGATACAGCGTTGCCCTCTAAAGTTGCCATACCACTCTTCGGGCGATAGGCCTTCAATGAGTTCTGTTTCGTCAATGCCGACAATGACTTCAGTGACAATGTTGTTATATAAAAATGCGTAATGTGCCATTATGCCAACGCCCAACTTACAGTGCCGGTACCAGCAGTAAATGTTGTTATTTTATTACCTCCTGATGAGGTTGTCGTACCAGTTAAACCAGCATTGATGGTGATTATATAAAGGTCGGAATAACTTAAAATAACTATTCCCGAGCCTCCATTGGCACCATTACCAGTGCCTTGTCCTTGCCAAGCACCACCACCACCACCACCGCCTGTGTTTGCAGTTCCCGCAGTACCTGTTGCACCGCCGCCACCGCCTGCACCGCCGCCACCTGCGCCTCCACTGCTTGCAGTTGCAGAGTTAAATGCACCACCACCACCACCGCCTGCATAAGTAATAGATGAACCTGAAATACTTACAGCAACACCATTACCACCGTTGCTTCCTGTTGAAGCCGAGTTGTTTGCTCCAACTGCACCTGCGCCGCCGCCACCTGCGCCTCCTGAACCTGAGCCTGTTACTGTGCCACCTGCCACATTGCTACCACTACC